ACCGTATTCAGGCAAATATTTCAACCCGCACCCTTTCACTTTCTCAAGTTCGGCTTCCAGCCGTACAAGTTCCTCATCCATGACGCTCCGTCTTATAGGATTCATAAATAATGCCGATAGCGGAGAGAATCTCCCTCATCCTTGCGTTCTCTTTCTCAGCCAGCTCCATACCGGCAAGTTGGAACTGCAATCCTTTCACCTGTTCAATAAGCTCATCATGGCTCATCTGCTGCAACTCATTGTCTGTTCTCATCATTATATATGTTTTTAAGATTATTTTTTCTGTCAATTCTCACGGCAAGTATGAGAGATAATACCACGAATGCGGATATTGATACCCAAAATGCGGTGTCAAGATTGTCTATTGTACCATGTACGATAGCTGCCAGAGCAAACCAAATGAGATATAATACTTTCATAACTTATTGTTTATTAGTTCCTTATAGTGATATAAAGTTAACTATTTTTACTTTGGGTGCAAAATTGTAAAACTTTAAAAATCAGTGGCTTAACTTTATATAACTATTTGAAATTCAAATAATCTATTTGAGCGCGGCGTGTTTCAGTACATCAAAGGCGTTGCAGTACCATCTTCCGTTCTGCCTGTTGGCAGGTTTCTTTTCGGCACGTATGGCACCAGAACCTACCAGTCTGAACAACCTTCCTCGTCCGCCCACGATAGTGGCGGCTTCTCTCTGTCCGAATGTCTTGTCATTCAGGACGATTTTCAATACTTCCTCGTTTAACATGATATTCAGGATTTATAGTTGGTACATTGCGGTAAAATCTCACGGCAGTTCGATATAACTGAGGTTGACACTGATACAGTTGTGAACAGAACGTATCTTACGTCTGTATCCCTCTATGTCGCTTATAATGACAGGGGTCTGCAATTTTACTGTATCCCTTCCTCCATTGGCATAAACAAGCTGGTAGCCTGTTATCTGATATTTATTTTCCATAATGAATTAAGATTTGATATTTGGTCACTCTGTGAGGTATCGAACCTCCATACCTGGCAAATGAATATAGAGATAATGATTCATGCCCATTGTACGCACCTGTGACAGAGTGGAGTGGTGTTCCTATCCTCACGGACCGGAACATCTGGAACTTTTCAGAATTAGATACATAAAGAATTGTGACTAACACACAAACAAAATAAGACTAGCATACTGATGATCCCCTCAATGGCTTAAACCGGTTGTTATCCCGAATCTTACGGGAGGGGATGGGGTTATATAGAGTCTGGCAAATGAATCTGTCATATACAACCATCATCTTGCATTGAACGAGCGGATGACTGTTGCTTTGGCATCATTGCGGTAGTCGCATCTCCAGTCATTGCGTCCCATGCGTGAACTGTAATAGGATCGGTAGTTCCTGTAATCGCGGTTTCCGTACTTTGCCTTATATTCAGCGGCACGCCTTGCATTCTCCTCGCTTATTCTTGCTTCCTCTTTGGCTTCCGTCCATGCTTTTGTCAGGCAGTAGCTGAATGTGGTATTGAACGTGTGGCCGAAAATGTAATGCGCTCTTGTCATTATTCTGCTTAAATCGTATCTTTTCATATCCTTGCTGTTTATGGATTTATTTTGATATTGTAAAGATACTTTATTAAAGTGAATTATACAAATATAAACAACTGATTATCAATTAGTTAAACTTTATTTAACGTGATGTGCTATTGATATTGAATGCTGTTACTAATTGTGTTGTACCACTGAGTGAACTATTCAATATGAATCTTATAATCTGATATTTTTAAAACTCGTGCCTGTACGGAATATTCACTACGTCCGCACAGGCTGTATCTGAAGGTCATACTTTCAGCGATACTTGTGCCTCACACCAAGCATACTCATCACGTTAAAGACAAATTGATGTGCTGAAAGTTTTCTTTATTGTGTTTTCCAAAATGTCAAAGAACTCTTTAAAATCGCGCCTCTGAGCCAATTCGATTCGGCAACTCATGTCTTTTTCAGAGGCTTTTCTTAACTTTGCAATATCAACTTATAAAATTAAGAATCATGAAAAATTTTATCGAAGTTCATGTGATAACACATGAGAATGCACCTACTACCAAGGTGTTGATTAATGTATCATCTATTTTTATTGTTGAATCACTCTTCAATAATGCTATCATTGGCATACAAATGCCGTCAAGTAACAAAAAGAATGGTTTTGAATACATTAACTATAAT